AACCGTGTGCTCACCGGCAAGAGTACGGGCAGCCGGATCAACGGGGGTTGATTTGCCGGCTGCCTTTACTTACTAGGAGATTTCATTGTCACTTTCCCCTGATCCGCGCGACTTAACGACTGTCGCCATTGTAAAAGCCTGGATTCCAGTAACGGACGCCAGCTCGGATGACATGCTGCAGACGTGTATTACTGCGGCAAGCTTGTATTGGCTGAAGCGCACTGGAAGATCAACTCTCAACAAAGTTCTTCCATTCAACGAATGGTATGACGGGTCGGGAAGCGACCGCCAGTATGTACGCAATGCGCCGATCATCCAGGTAAACAGCGTCAAAGTTGGCAACACCACCATTCCGCAAGCCAGCTCGGACCATTTACAGAATGGTTGGGTGATAGATGATGACAGGAAGTCCATTGCGATTGTGGGGTGCATCCCAAATACGCTAGGCCGCGGCTTCGGCGGATACGGATTCCGCAAGGGCGTTCAGAACGTAAACATCAACTATCTTGCTGGATATTCTCTACAGGAAAGCGAACCATGGACCGTGCCCGGAACTCCGTTTCAGGTCACTGTTCTGAACAGCGCGGCCTTTGTACTTGATCTTGGCGTGAGATACGTTTCAACCGGGCTTTCACTTTCACTGGTATCAGCGAACCCGGCACAGGGACAATATTCTGTCAATTCCACAACTGGCGTGTATACGTTCAATTCCGCCGATCAGAATGCGAATGTTGTGATCGCCTACGCCTATAACGGTGTTCCGCTGGACATTGAAAATGCAGTTAACATCCAAGTGCAATTGAACTACAAGCGCCGCGACTGGCAGGGGCTTTCGAGTCAGGGTAATCCCCAACTGGGAACGACAGCTTATACAAAGTGGGAGATACCGCCAGAAGTGGAAAGAGTTATTCAGAACTACACGCGGAGCGCGATTGTCTAATCTTCCATGCTAACCATTAGCTTCAACGGATCAGACAAACAGTTAATATCCGCTACAGCCGCAAAGGCCGCTGCTGCTGAATCGGCACTTACTGACAAACTGAATGAATTGGATTTGCGGATGCAGCAGTACATCGTAGGCGAAGAGCTTCATGGCCAGGTGCTAAAACAGCGTAGCGGAAGGCTTGCGGGCTCGATTCGAGCAATTCCCGCATCGCGCAGTGGATCGGAAATCACCGGAGCGGTTGAGGGCGGAGGCGGCCCGGCATTCTATGCAAGAGTTCACGAATACGGCGGCCAAAAAGAATATCCCATCGTACCTGTGAACGCTAAGGCATTGATGTTTCAAGCTGGCGGCGAAACGATTTTCGCAAAGCGCGTGAACCATCCGCCATTGCCAGAGCGGCCATTTATGCGGCCAGCATTACAGAACATGAAAGCAACGATCATCGAAGAGTTGCAGGAAACTTTGGGAGAGGCACTTCAATAAATGGCAGCCGACACGGAAGAGATTTTTGCCGCACTGTTTAGCCTGATCTCTTCAGCTCAGATTCCAAATACGCTGCCACCATTCAAAACGATTTCTCGTAACTGGAGGTCGTGGAACGCTGTCACTCAAGGAATGATGCCTGCGATGTTCCAGTTGCAGACTTCGCAGGACCCCGAGCGCGCGCTGATGGGATTTTCAAAATATCGGCTGCATGCGCTGATAGATATTTATCTGTGGCGGCCAACCGCGATTCCTGATGACCAGCCATTTTCGACAATCATCAACGCATATCGTGATGCAGTGATGAATGTGCTCACGCCAGCAATGGAAGGCGTGGGCGTAACACTGGGCGGCTTGGTGACGGACTGCTATCCCTACGGAAAGATCATCATTGATGAAGGCATTCTGACAGAACCAGCAGCCATAGAAATACCGATTGAGATTATTACTGCAGACTAAGGTTTTTGTTTTTCGCGCAACTCCCCGTGGCGCGTGTTCCTGAAATAAAAAATTGAGCACAAATTAAAAAATCAAATTAGGGAGCGCGCACATCTATGCCCTCAAAACAATTTCAGTTCAGCACAGGAGTTTTGTGGCTCACGCCGAACGCTGGCAATGAGGCCACCAATCCTACCTCTCGGCAGATTGGGACGCTGCAAGATGTAAGCTGCGACTTCTCTGGCGACATCAAAACACTTGTGGGATCAAACCAGTTCCCCGATGACGCCGCCGTTGGCGAAAAGAAAGTTTCCGGTAAGTTCTCTTTCGGACGCATTGATCCTGAGATGTACAACCAAGTGTTCTTCGCGGACACGATTGCCACCGGAACTACGAACAATCAGTGGAATGAGGCGCATGCAATTCCAACAACCCCGTTTACGATCACGGTAGCGCCGCCGAGCTCGGGGACATTCTCCTCTGACTTGGGAGTGATCTACGCATCTGGGCCGAATGCCGGTACGCGGCTGTCCAAGGTCGCCTCTGGGCCAACAGCCGGGCAATACAGTGTCGCTGCCGGTGTCTACACCTTTGCCGCTGCCGATACTGCCTTGAACGTCTGGATTTCCTATCAGTACACGGTGACGACTGGAAGTACTTACCAGATCAACAATCAGCCTATGGGTTATGGGCCGATTATCGGACTGGATTTGCTCTGGGGATATGAGAGCGGATATCAGGGCGCACCGAACTCTTTGGGCATTCACCTGTACGCTGCCCGAATCAACAAACTTTCCATGGCCGCAAAGAACACGGACTACACAAAGCCGGAAATGGATTTCATGGCCTTTGCGAACGCGGCAGGCCAGGTTGGCTACTTCATTGTCAACTAATGAGCATCGGTAGCAATTAACCACTGTGCCTCGGCGGCACAAAATAGTAAGGAGGGATGGTCTAACCGGGCTGTCCCTCATTTAAGGAGCTATTGTGATTTTACGCACACGGACAATAGAAATTGAGGGCGGCCAGAAGGTTTTGATCTCCGCCTTAAAAGCGAAACAGGTTCGCCAACTGATGGCATCATTCCAAGATGGAACGGCCAACAATGATTTGTGGCCCAAACAGGTCATCTGCTGGAGCTTTAATAACATCGCAGAAGCCGCAAAGGAAGAGGGAAAGCCAGATGTAAAAACGTGGACGGTTGAAGACGTTGACGAAATAGACCAACTATCAATCCTTCAATTGCGCGAGTCCATTTTTGACCTCAGTGGCCTGCGTTCTGTAAAGCAGGGGGAAGAGACGGCAGCAGAGACGACCGCGAACTCACCCAGCTCTGCTGCACCATCGCAGTCATAACCGGGTGGTCCCTTGAGTCCATTGATAACCTGCCATTCATCACGTTACTGGACACGATAGATGCCTATGTCGTAATGAAAGGCGGAAAGCCAAAGCGGGAGTCTGAAACAGAACAGGACTTTGATCCCACAACCGCACCGCTGGTAAGCTCCATTCTCCCCGGTTCAAAATCCATTGATTGCGAACCGGAACATCGGCAAAAAGCGATTTACGAAGCGATTGAAGAATCCAGAAGAAAGGCAAATTCCCATGGCTGACGCTACGCTGTATTGCGCCAATCGAAATTGTGATTTCCAAACGAATGAACCTCCCACCTCTACTGTTCTGAAAATCTGCCCAAAATGCGGCGGAAGGCAGTTCATCAGCAAAAAGCAGAAGGATCAGCAGAGGCCAATTGAAGCACCTGTAATTCCTTCCAAATAGTTCAGGCGAACAAAAGGCGTCGTTTACAAAAACCGCATGGATATTGCAGAATCAGCATCCATGCGCCGCTCTTATCAGTTGTCTTACATCCTGTTTGTTTGCTTGTTCTGTTGCCTTTATGGTTCAGCACAAGTTACCGAACATCTAACGGGAAAAGAAATTGAAACTGCTCTTTCTTCTCCGCCTAATTCTGGCTTCGTAAACATTGCAGATATGTCGTTTGGGACGCCTTCTTCATGTCGCGCCCAGATGCCATCTGAATCAATCTTCACGCCTGAAGGTTGGCTTAATGTTCAAAATGTACTGGCCAAAAAGCAATTCATCACTTACAAGCCATCGGATGATGACACGGCGCGGGTTCTTCGGATCATCAGTAAAGGTTGCGCGAGCGGATCACTTGCGGGGCCGGTATGCGACACGATAACTAGGGTTGTTTTATTGGCGGACAAGCATTCTACTGATGCTGTTGAAGCGTTCAATCAAAAGGCTTTTGACCAACAGTGGCAGAATGGCTTTGGTGCATCTGCCTCTTGCGGCTCTTTAATAAGCGAATTCTTGATGGATGACGTTCGTAAAATACAAAAACCTGATGGTTCGTTCGTCATCGCAACGTTCAGCGGTGCGCAACTTCTCAAGATGTATGTTGTAAAACAAAAGTACGTCAAAAAACTTGGGCTTTGAGTAACTAAGAAATGTCGGATTTCTAAAGCACCCTCAATGGGTGCTTTTTTATTGGATAAAACATGGCAGATGACGCGGCTTTAAGAATATCAACGACCGTTGATCTGAGCGGAACCCAACAGCTTACCGCCAGCACTGAAGAGATGAGCAGCGCCATGGCCGAAGCGACTGTACAATCGCAGCGCCTGCAGCTCGTCACAAAGGAAACCGCCGCATCGCACGGGGCTTTGCGTACCCAGATCGGATTGGTGGATAACGCCATTCGCGGCGCTCACGCGCAAGCGATGGCAGACCTGGTCCGAAGATTTTCGAAGTCAGCCGTTGTAATGAATCTTCTCCCGCTGGCGGCGACCGGTGCCGGGTTCGTGGTGATGGGCGGTTTAGTGTTGGAGGCGGCAGGCAAAGTAAATGAATGGATTCACTCCGCTGAACTGGCGAGAGAAGCATGGCAGAATGCCATGCAACCATTGGAGAATAGCGCTGAAAAACTTCAGCAGGCGGTGTTGAAAGACAAGATAGCGCTGGCGGAACTCACCGGCGGACCTGTAGCCGACTTACAGAAGGCGTTGCAAGGGGTGAATGACAAAGTTGCGGGGATAGATTTCGCGGCGAAGGTGCAGCATCAGGTTACCGAGGCTGAAAAGCAAATTCAAAGCTTCTGGGATTTCCTCGATTTCTCTCAGCAGAACGCGGGAGCCGAATCCAAACAATTCTTCCGCGACTACTTCAACACCATCCAAAACCAAGGGTTGAGTGCTGGTCCAAAACTTCTTTCCAATGAAATAGCGAAAATCACCGCTGAAATACAGCAGAACCAAACGCAGGTGGATAAGCTGCGCTCTAACCTTAGCAGCGGTCAGTTGCAATCCAGGTTCAATCCTACCGGAGACACCGGAACTGCCGGCTTGGCCATGATCGGCGCCCTCAAGGGCCGTAATGACCAGTTGAATAAATATCTCGAGCTCTTGCATGAAATCAACACGAACGAGAACTCGACCCAGGAAGAAAACTCCCTCAAAGAGCAGATCTCTCAGGTAAAGCAAGTTCAGCATGCCACCAAGGAAGCGGCAGAAGAGGCAAAGCGGTTGGCGCGGGCGCATGAAGAGGCGGTGCGCGCGATTGACGAGGCCAATAGAAAAATACTAGAGCAGCAACGCGAGGTAGATAAGCTCAGGCAGCAAGAACAGGAAAAAGTAGAAGAGTCTGGAACATCGCTGTTGAATGCTCAAGCTTCTCTTGCCGCCGCGCAAACCAAAGCCATATACGACCGCCGGGAACAGGCCGTAAAACAAGCACTGGAAATTGGAATAATCAGCGAGCGCGAATATGCCACCAGAATCAAAGCCATCTACGAACAGGAAGAAGCTAATCGGCTTCAGGTATTGAACGATGAGAAAAAGTTCTATCAGGCGGAAGCCGACGCCGCTGGAGCCAAGGGAGATACTGTAGCTAAGAATAATGCTCTTGCAAAAGTCGCCCAGTTAGACCAACAGATACTGCAGCTTAATCAGCAGTTTGGGCAAAGGATAGCAGAACAAAATGCGGTCATCTGGAGACAGATGAGCCAGCCGATGAACGTGTTCTTTGCAGGTTTTGATTCCAGCATTCAACGCGCCACGCAGCAATGGATGTCGGGAACGAGGACATTTTCAAATGCATTTGCTTCCTCCATGGGAGAAATGGTCATTAAGGACGTTGAGGGAATAGAAAAAATCCTCGCCAAAGATGCTGAGATGTGGATACGGAGAGCCGTCCTACACCAGCAGGCGAATGCGGTCAATGCAGCGTTAGACGTATCAGCAGCGACCACTAAAAATGCCACAGAAGCGGCGACTTCTGGCAAAAGCGTAATGCGATCAGCGTCGTCGGCTGCCGCTAAATCGTATGATGCCATGGCTGGCATCCCTATTGTGGGCCCGGAACTAGGCGCGGCAGCGGCGGCGGCAACGTTTGCCGCCGTTATGGCGTTTGAAGGGCTGGCTTCTGCGGCTGGTGGGTTCGACGTTCCAGCACTCCCATCAGGAGGGATGCTAGCTAACATTCACTCCCGCGAAATGGTTCTTCCAGAAAAGCATGCAGACGTAATCCGCAGTATGGCAGATCAGGGCGGCGGTGCGCGGCCAGTGAACGCCACATTCCATTTCTCCCCAGTAATCAATGGGAATTTCGATGTAGAAAAACACGGTGAGCAGCTCTTTCAGTTTATGCGCGGAAAATTATCGCGCATGGGAGTCAGGTCTTGAGTCAACTCGTATTTCCTTCCTTCCAGGCTCCCAATTGGAACTACACCTGGCCCATAAAGCAGACCCCTGTCTTCAACACCATCATTCAGACTCCCGCCACAAAGCGCGGAGAGTTGCGTATCTCTACCACGCAGTTTCCTTTGTGGAACTTTATTTTTGACATCAGCTATTTGAAAGGCGATGCGCAAGGATCGGCTACCGCATGGCAGACGCTTGTTGACTTCTACATGCGCGTGCAGGGCGCCGCCTCGGATTGGCTCTTCCTTCATCCTTACGACCATCAGGTCACCGCGCAGCCGATTGGCACAGGAGACGCAACTACCACAGAGTTCACGATGTACCGGACGCTGATTTCCGGCGGCGCGCAAGATTTGATTCAGAACTTCGTGAGCGCGCCGGAGATTTTCCTGAATGGAGTCTTGCAGAGCGGCTCCAGCTACACGATAGACCAGTTCGGAACCATCACATTCAACACCGCCCCCGGAGCTGGAGTCGTCATAACGTGGACCGGACAATTCTATTACCGGTGCCGCTTTATGGATGACCAGTGGGGATCGCTGCAAGAAGATTTATTTCAAATCTGGAGTAATCACGAACTGAAGTTCATTTCCGTTTTGCTATGAAGAACATCTCCCCGGCACTGCAAAGCTTTCTATTAGACAACTCGGAATTCGGGCGTGCTGATCTGATCGCTATTGATCTGCCAAACGGAACCACGCTCAATGTCCTCTCAGGAAACAATACAGATATCACGTACTTAGGTACGACATATTACTGCTCAAGACTAGGAGCATGGCAACGAGGCGCTTTTAAGAACTCGGCATCTTTTCAGATTACCGCTGGTTCCATGCAGTTGACCGCATACATCCCGGAAAGCGTCTCCTATCCGGGAACGACAACGCCATTGATGCAGACCGTAAATGCTGGAATGTTCAATGCGGCCAAGGTTACGATTCAAACATTATATTGGCCAGTACCAGGGCCTCCTTCAGGCGGCTTCAGTATGGGAACGATGATGTTAAACGTCGGCCAGATAGGGGACGTAAAGCCTGCCGGGAGATCGAAAGTCATCTTTGAAATCTACGATCTTACTTACCTGCTGAACCGTCCATTCCCGCCATTCCAGATTCAGTCATCCTGCCGACATACGCTCTTCGATGAAGGCTGCACATTGCTAGTTTCCAATTTCATCAGCACGAATGTGCCTCTTGACACAGCCAGCACTACGCTTTATCTGAATCTGAATGCGGCGGCGCGCGCCAACAGCACTGTGTACGCCTCCGGAGCGATCATCAATGTCTCTGGCGTATTGTATCGCTGCACTACGGCTGGGACTTCGGCGGGATCGGCACCGACATTCAACGCTGACCGGGCGGCACTCACTACCGATGGAAGCGTGGTATGGACCTCAATGAATAATGCCTATCCGCTCGGCTACGTGATGTTCACATCTGGACAGAACAGCGGATTAAAGGCATCGGTAAAGGTGCAGGTGAACAATTCTGGCGTGGTACAGCTTCAATTGATTAAGCCTCTGCCATTCCCAGTTTCCGTAGGCGATAACGTGCAACTGGTCCCGGGATGCGATAAGACCATTCCAACCTGCCAGAATGTCTACAACAATTTGATTCACTTTGGCGGGATGCCGTTTGTTCCTAACCCAGAAATCGCCCAATGACCATCAGAGAACAGATCGTGGCCGAGGCCATGACCTGGTGCGGAACGCCTTATCACGATCACGCCGGAGTGAAAGGGTGCGGAGTGGACTGTGCCTATTTCCCTTTACGGGTTTACCAAGCGCTGAATTTGGTGGACAAAGAATTCGAGCCGCCACGATACTCCCCACAACAGTGGCTGAATAGCCCATCGCAAACCGATAAAAATAAGCTGCGATTTGAAGATCGCACATTTTTGGAAGTTGTAACGAAGCTCACAAAGCGAGAGATTACCGAAGTAGAAGTACAGCCTGGCGATTTCGTGATTTACAAAGTTGCCGCATCGTGGACACACGGCGGCATTGTAATTAGCTGGCCAGATTTTGTGCTTCATCCGATAAAAAACCGTGGCGTAATCGGCTCGCACGGATTGAATGAAGGGTTTCTGATACGCCGTCCGCATAGATTTTTTTCTGTTCTGGATTAACTTTTTCCCTCTAAAACATGGCGCTTTTCAACGGTGTGAAATATGTGCCGCCTACGCGGTACAACGGAATTCAGACTGCCGAATCCGTTCTCGGGACGTCCCTGCCCATTGTCATAGGACAACAGCGTCTGGGATGGAATCTGCTTTGGTACGGCGATTTCACCTCTAAAAAGGCCAAGCAACAAGGCGGCTCCGGTCTGGCAAAGGGCGGTGTTCAATACGTCTACTCCGCAAGCGTGATTGGCGCGGTGTGTATGGGCCCGGCGGCTAACTTCCTCGCTGTATGGGATTCGATCAGCCGCTACGCCATGGATACCTATGGAGAGAGTTTCACCGTTCCGTCCGGGCCGAATCCCACTTATACGCCGGTAAATGCTTCCATCTTTCGGCAAGATTTAGGCGCTGGCGTCGCCACACCCTACAACGTCACCGCAAACGATTATGGGTCGCCGGGGCCGGTCACCCTCACAGGAACCCAGCAAGTCTCTCTAACATTTACCACCAACCCAACTCCGGCAGCAGGCGAATACACCGTCAACGGCAGCAATCAGTACGTTTTCAACTCTGCCCAAACGGGAGAATCCGTCACCATCACTTATGTTGCATTTCGCTATCATCTGCAACAGACCGAACTCGATGTTGTTCCAGAATCATCACCATTTCAGGTCACAGTTCAATTTCAGACGGAATTCTCCGAAGATGCGGGCGTTGCTTACTATCCTTCTGGTACGGCTCTGACCGCCGTTTCTGGCACCCCTACCGTCACAGGAACATACAACCCAAATGGTGGAAATTATCTTTTCGCGCCGGGCGATGCTGGCCAAGGTGTCACGATCAACTACGTATACATTGATCCTGATACGGATTCCAATGCCCCGGGAACGCTCAATTTAACGTTTTTTAATGGTGCTCTTGGGCAGCCAGCATGGTCCTACCTTACAAGTAAGCATCCCGGAGAAGACCTCGGCTACACGGAAACCTCTTATGTGGCGAGCTCAGGGATGTACCTTGGATATTCTCCGCTTCTGCCGCAGCTCAACTTTGAAATCTTAGGCTCCTACTCTTTTGGAAATGGAATCCCGGATGCGAATCCCGCCGACGCAATCCTTGAACTACTGACGAACCCGCAATACAAACTAAAGTTCCCCGCTGGAAATATCAATTCGTCATTAAACACCGGGAACTCATCAGCAAAGTCGCAATGGACCGCTAACAGCTTCTTTGTTTCGGCAATTTTAGATTCTCAGGCCCCATTGATGAGCATAATCGGCTCATGGTGTGAGGCAGGCCAAGTATTC